CACAGCAGCTAAGAAAACAACTACGACAAGTTCCTTTGGTGCTGCATTTAAGAAAGCTAGGAAAGCAGGTCTTTCTACGTTTACTTGGCCTGCCGATGGTGGCAAGTCCTACTCTACGGCAACTAAAGATGACGTTAAGAAGTCAGGTAGTAAAAACCTACGTGAACACTTAAACAAGCAAAACAAGAAGTCTAAATAACATATCTGTTTGGAGACAGTTAAAAATGGATACAGTAAATACATACGAAGAAACCGTTGAAGACGGTCAGCACACGTTAAATATGTTAGAAAAGGCAGATGGTCTTGATAACCCTAATGTGTCTGACCGTCCTGAATGGCTACCTGAGAAGTTTAACTCTGTTGAGGACATGGCTTCGGCCTATGAATCCCTTGAACAGAAGCTAGGCTCTCAAGACAATGAAGAAGAATATGAAGAAGAGTTAGAAGACGGAGAGTTAGAAGAAATAGTTGAAGGGCTTGAAGAAGAGGGTATTGATTTTGATTCCTTATCGCAAGAGTTCTCAGAGCTAGGAGGACTAACTGAAGATTCTTATGATTCTTTAGTAGAAGCTGGTATCCCCCGCACTATGGTTGACCAATTTATAGAAGGTCAAATGGCAGTGGCAACCCAGATGCAACAAGAAGCCTTTTCACAGGTAGGGGGTCAACAAGCTTATGAAGATATGACCTCTTGGGCTTCTGATAACTTACCTGAAGCCTCTATAGATGCGTTCAATGACGCAGTAAATAGCGGCAACATAGAGACAGCAAATCTTGCAATCCAAGGTCTACAAGCTAGATACCGTTCTGTTAACGGAAGTGAACCAACACTTGTCATGGGCGAGACTAATACCGTTTCAGGTGGGGTCTTTGATTCTGCCGCCCAACTCACCGCAGCAATGCGTGACCCAAGGTACAGCACAGACTCTGCATATCGACAGTCCGTAGCCTCTAAATTATCAAGAAGCAACGTACTTTAGATTCTGTCTCCGCAATCTTTAAGCCCCTTCGGGGGTTTTTTTCGTTTAATTAAGCAACAACTTTATTCCAAGTATCTATCGACCCACTGCGGTGGACAATCTTTATGGGAAAGGAAGTAAGAGTAGCTGAGTAAACAATCTCAAAAACTTATAAATTACTTTTTTTAAATAGGTACAAATAACATGGCATTTCCAACAGACCAAACAACATCACGATTAGGCCAAGTCAACGCGACAGGTGATGATCGTTCCTTATTCCTCAAGCTATACGCAGGGGAAGTATTAACAGCGTATGAAGAGAAAAACGTCTTCATGCCCCTACACCGCACTCGTACTATTTCCAATGGTAAGTCTGCATCATTCCCATTAACTGGCACAGGTGCTGCAAAGTATCATACTCCAGGCTCGCTAATTCAAGCTGATGCAATCAAGCATGGTGAGCGTGTTGTGACCGTTGATGATTTGTTAATTAGTACGCAATTTATTGCTAAGATTGACGAAGCTATGAACCACTACGATGTACGTTCAATCTACTCAAAAGAGTCAGGTAACGCATTAGCGAATGTATCTGACCGCAACATTGCTCGTATCATTGCTAAAGCAGCGACAATCGACAACTCAACTAAAGCTGCTGCTGCATTTGGCACTGCGTTTACTGATGAGGTGTACACAACCAACTTCAACATTGGTTCTACTACTGCACACGCATTGGATGGTGCTAAGATTGTTGCGGCGATCTATGCGGCTCTTGAAGAGTTCGATAAGAAAGACGTAGGCGGTGACAAGGTATGTGTACTACCACCTGCCCAATACTACGCTCTATTGAACGTGCCTAGTGTAGCCAACGCAGCATGGTTGAACCGTGACGTAGGTGGCGAAGGTTCCGTAGCTTCTGGTGTAGTGCCTCAAGTTGGCGGTGTTAAGATTATGATGAGTAATCACTTACCTTCGACTAACCAATCCAGTTCTTCAGCAGACGTTGAGCCAATCACAACGACACGTACTGCGGCATACCGTGGTAACTACGCTGCTTTGCGTGGTTTGATCTTCAGCCAAGACGCTGCTGCAACTGTTAAGTTGTTAGACTTAGGTGTCGAGTCTGAGTATCAGATTGATCGCCAAGGAACATTAATGGTAGCCAAGTATGCTATGGGTCACAACATCCTACGCCCAGCTTGTGCCATTTCTTTAAATGCTGTCTAACAGCTAACTCAAAGGTGGGGAGATTAATTTCTCCCTGCCTTTTTTTTCATTTAAAAGGGCAAACCATGACCCCAACATCCAAACTAGAAGCAATCAATACTTTGCTGGCAACCATTGGTGAATCCCCTGTTAACTCTCTCAACTCAGGTCTTGTTGAAGCCAGTTCAGCAGAGCAAACATTAAACAATGTTAGCCGTGATTTCCAAGCACAAGGTTGGTCGTTTAATACTGAAATAACCTTTTCTCTCTCACCTGACGCAAGCGATATGTTGACACTCCCTGCCAACTGTTTGCATGTGGATACAATACACAACCGTGTATCCAAAACGTCTGACTTAGTTCAGCGTGGTAATAAGATGTACGACAGAGTTAAAAACACATACGCAATAGGCACAGCCGTTCAAGTCGATATGGTTGTCTTATTAGAATTTGAGGAAATGCCAGAAACGGCAAGGCGGTATGTAGCTATAAAAGCTGCCCGTGTCCTACAAGATCGTGTACTTGGTTCAGAAGCATTACATTCATATAACTCCCAAGATGAAATGATGGCGTGGAGTAATGTTTTGCAGAATGAAGCAGACGTACAGGACTTTAATATATTTGATAATTATGAGACTGATAAAATCGCTCATTACAAAAGGTAGGTGGTTTAACTATGTCTTTAGTCTCAGGTTCAATCCCTAATCTCCTTAATGGAATCTCCCAACAACCCGCAAGTCTACGTCACGAAAGCCAAGCAGAACTCCAAGAAAACGGATTATCTTCTGTGACTAGGGGCTTGGAAAAACGTCCCTGCACTGAACACATAGCTAAACTGTCTAACAGCTTGGCAGGTACTACCGCCTTTATACACCCTATTAAATACTCAAGCACAGAAGACTACACAGCAGTGTTTAGCAGTTCGGGTATTAAAGTGTTTAACCAAGCTGGTGTAGAAAAGACTGTCAAAGATAGTGCAGGTAATGTTATTACCAGCGTACCCTCATACCTAACTGGACTTAGTGATTTTAATGCTAATGTTAGTGCAGTGTCCGTAGGCGACACCACCTTTGTAGTAAATAAGAACAAGGTCATAGCTCAGGATTCTTTTGTGTCTGCGGCAAGGCCAAACGAGGCTATGTTTTATGTTAGACAGGCTGACTACGGCTTAACCTACACAATCAAAGTAGGCTCTGTTACTTCTACATTCACAACGCCAGATGGTTCATCTTCTGCACATGCTGCACAGATTGGCACAGACTATATAGCAAACCAGTTATTCACCAACTTAAGCCTTGCTAGTGGCTTTGTAAAAGAGCAAATAGGCTCAGTAGTTTATGTTTCAAACGCATCAACTGACTTTACTGTATTTAGTAGTGACGGTGCTGGTGACAGGTTTCTCTACTCATTCAAAGGTCAGACGATTGATTTTAAGAACCTACCCCGCAAAGGTAAGGTAGGCTTTAAGATTAAGGTTGCTGGCTCTAACGAGAAGAAACAGGATGACCATTACGTACACTTGACCCAAGGCGACTCTACAAACAATGAGTTAATTTGGAAGGAAACAGTAGGTGAACTAGGTGCTGACGGTGCGTTAATTAAGAACCGTATTAATAAGCTGACTATGCCCCACCAGCTACGTAAAGAACTCAATGGTACATTCACATTTTCACCGTTAGATTGGGACGATAGATCAGCAGGTGACGAAGAAACTAACCCAGTTCCATCTTTTATTGGATACAAGATTAACGACATATTCTTCCACCGTAACCGCTTAGGGTTTCTTGCAGATGAGAATGTAATCTTTAGTGAAGCTGGTGAGTTCTACAACTTCTTCCCTAAGACTGTTCTAACAACTTTAGACTCTAATCCGATTGATGTGGCTGTATCTAACAATCAAATCTCGATACTGAAACACGCGATTCCATTTAATGAATCCTTGTTAATTTTCTCTGACTTAACGCAGTTCATGTTGTCGGCTAGTGACTTACTCACGCCTGACTCAGTTCATATTGATGTGTCTACAAACTTTGAAGCAGACCTTACAGCCAAGCCCGTAGGTGCAGGTAAATACGTGTTCTTTGGGTTTGCTAAAGGAAAGTGGTCAGGTGTCCGTGAGTATTATGTGGACTCTTCTTCAGAGACTAATGACGCTGCTGACATATCTGCACACGTCCCGAACTATTTAGAGGGGACTATAAGAAATCTAACAGCCTCTTCTAACGAAGATATGCTTTTAGCATTGACAGCAGATAAGCCTAACTCAGTGTTTGTTTACAGATACTTTTGGCGTGGTGATGAAAAGCTACAGTCTGCGTGGTCAGAGTGGAAGTTCTCAGGTGCTGTACGTTCAGTAGCATTTAATGGCTCAGTTATTAAACTGGTCATGGAATACTCGGATGGTATTTACCTAGAGAGCCTTAGCTTGGCTAACGATTCTGCTAGTGCTGACATGGTTTACACCAGTGGTTTATCTAACTACTCAGGCGGTGCAGTTCTACTAGACAGACGCTACAAGATCGCAAATGCAAACTTACTGTATTCAGATAGCACTAGAATCTTTGTGAACAACGTAGGTAGTCCACGAACACAGTCACAAGCTTTAGCAGACTTTGCAGGTGGTGCAGTTATCTATACAGGTATTCCGTACACCTTTAAATATAAGTTTAGTGAGATAGTCTTGAAACAAGACAATAAAGCAGTAACAACTAACAACCTTCAAATTAGAAACTTTAACATAGTGTACAACACCACGGCTTACTTCAAAGTTACAACAGAACCTACAGCAAGACCAACTGCTGTCAGAGAGTTTAACGGTCGAATTATTGGCAACCTATATAATTTACTAGGTCGAGCTAACTTAGCTGAAGGTACGTACCGTGTCCCAATACATACAAACTCTAGGTACTCAAACGTAACTATTTCATCTGACAGTTACCTACCGTGTGTGTTCCAAAGTGCTGAATATGAGGGCTTCTTAACCCAAAGAACCTCAAGGATTTAACAATGGCCCATTACCGCGATTCCACTCAGGAAGACGTGTTTGAACTAGCTGCAAAAATGCGGCTGGCTGATATTAGGGAAGTCAAAGCTTCAAGTGGCTTTACTCCTATCGAAGCACTCCAATTAGGATTTGATTCGGGCAGACCCCAATCTATTATCCACAAAGGAGAGATTATAGGAATGTTCGGTTGCGCCCATGTTGACGATTTAACTGGTTGTCCTTGGATGCTAGGTTCTGACAAGATTCCACTTATAAAACGTGACCTACTAACGCAATCAGTGGATTGGGTCAAAGAAGTCCAGCAGCAATACCCACTATTAATTAATTATGTAGATGCTAGAAACAAGGTAGCTATTAAATGG